AGTAAAGTAGATTACAAAAAAGCAGGGAGTACAGGGGGAAAGAAGAAAAGAACAGCAGCGTCGATAAAGACTCCAACCGGGTCAGAAAGTGCAAAAGTAGCAAGCAAACAGAGAGAAAGGGATAAATCTACATTAAAAAACGCTTGGAAAGGGATAAGGTAGGATATGAAAGCTTTGGAAATTGATGTCACAGGAATTGAAGAACATGGGATTATTGCTGGCATCGGCAATGATTTGAAGTTAGATATGATTTATAGCAATATAGATCATCATATGTATGTTTCTATTCTTGATGGGATAGAAAATCGAATCACAGGCTTTTTTCGATTGGTTCCTGACGTTGATTTTCTGAGTTTAGCTTGGAATACTCTTCCTTACCAGCTTCGTTGTATAAAAATCAATGATTATGCAGAAGAAAAAGATTTAATTACTCCAAGTAACTTAAATCAAGATTATAAGTTCTTTCTGATTGGGGAGGATGAATGATGGCAAAACTATGGAAACAAGTCCGAATCATTACGATTGGTGGCTTAATCTTTGATTATGAAGATTTGGATGTGGAATTTGATGTGAAGTGTACAGATGATAATAAATCTGATACCGCCACAATCCGGATATATAACTTATCCGAGACAACAAAGAATAAGCTACAAGCGAATCAAGCAGTCACGATTGACGCAGGCTATCGAGAACTTCACGGGGGCATTTTTGCCGGAATTGTGGAAAGCGTGAGTACCAATCGAAGTGAAAATGACATGGTAACGACAATTACTGCAAGTCCTAACAATAGGGCTTACACGAACACTCCAGTCAATATACAGTTCAAGGCAGGTATCAAAGCTAGCGAAATATTAAATCAGTTGGAAAAACAAGTACCTTTTAAAATTGATGTAAAAGAGCTTGGAAAAGACACCACATATCCCAATGGGAAGGCGTTTTCTAACAGGCTATCCAACGTCATTTCTGTACTTGCAAAAGACACGGGATGTATTGCAAGGTTTACAGATAGCACGATTGAATTTAAAAAGCCAGGAAAGGCTTATAGTAATGTACTGAAGCTTGGGAGTGAACAAGGCTTAGTCCGGGTAGATAAAAAAGAAGAAAAAGCGGAAGCAGAAAAAGAAAAGAAAGATAGCAAAAAATCAAAGAAAGAAAATAATAAGAAAAAAGAAAAGGAAAAGCCAAAGTACAGTATAGAAGCCTTTCTTATTCCTATTGTGAAAATTGGGCAACTCATTGAAGTAGAATCGACCTTGTGGAGTGGAAAAGGCGTAGTAAAGGAATGTAGCTATGTGGCGGGAGATGTTTCTAGCTTTTCCGTGAATGCAATATTGGAGGTTGTGGAATGATTGAATTTGTACAAGCGATGATAGAAGATGCAAACAATGAAATACATACATCCTTACCCGCTGTGATTACAGAAGTAAATCATGCGGCTGGGACTTGCACAGTACAAATTATTCCCAAGCGAGAGCTATGTGGGCAAGTGATGTCATATCCACCTCTTATCGACGTAAAATTGGATTTCTTGAAATTTGGGGGATGGAAGTTTCAATTTCCTCGAAAAGTTGGAGATAAAGTTTGGATTGGATTTTCCGAAGCTACTTTGTCGGAAGATACAAGTTTGGAGCGGTTTAGTCTGAACGAGCCATATATTATAGGCTCTTGTGAAAATGGGTATGAAGAAAATGCTGAAGACATCATCCTCGAAGGAAAAGGAACTCGTATAGAAATTAGAGGAAATGGAGATATTACTATTACGACTGGATCCAATGAAATGTTTATAAACAGCAACATTACATTAAACGGGGATTTGACACACAATGGTAATACAACACAGGTAGGCAATACAGAACAAAGTGGAAATGTATCTGTAGAGGGTTCTGTAGGTGCTAGTGTGGATGTAACGGGTGGAGGTATTAGCCTAAAAGGGCATACACACAAATATAAACCAGGAGGAGAGTTACCAGAGCAGACAGATTCCGCTAGTTAGGAGGCAATATGGCGACAAGTATTAAATTAGACAAAGATTGTGACATCGTATTTGATGAAAACGGTGTCTGTGAGCTTGTGGAAAGTACAGAGGATATCATACAAGCCATTCGGGTAGAATTGGAGCAAAACAAGGAACAATGGGCATTAAATACCCTATACGGAGTTCCTTATTTAAATGAAAAAAATACGGGAATTTTGCAGGTAAAAAATAACCATTCAAGGATCCTTCAAGAACTGATAAAAACAATTTCAAAATACGAGATTGATAAGATAGAAAGTATTGATTTTGTAAATAATGAGATAGTAGCGAAAATATGGATAAAAGGGGAGGTGTACACATTATGATGATAACGGAAAAAGGCTTTGTTATTCCAACGTTAGAAGAAATTTATCAACGGAAATTGGCAGAATTCAAGACTGTGAAGCCAAATATTCGAGAAACCGATAGTAATGTGATTATCCCTCTCTTAAAGTTTGACGCTGCTGAAGAGTATGATAGCTATTTAGAAGGCTTGTCTGTATACAACAATCTGAATGTATACACAGCGGTAGGAAGTGGCTTAAATGCTATCACAAGCCATTTGAATATGACTTGGCTAGAAGCCACTAGAGCAAAAAGCCGGATTCAAATAACAGTAAGCACAGAAACCACAATCCCACAAGCATGGGGAGTAGAGACTGTGGATGGAAAGAAGTTTGTAACTTTAAATGCTGAAGAATTAAAAATTCCCAAAGGAAAGACAGAGTTGGATGTAATTTCTTTAAATGTGGGAAAAGAAAATAACGTAAATGTAGGGCAAATCACGAAAATGACGAGTATCATAAGTGGAATCACAAGCATCACAAATACCCTTCCAGCTGTGGGGGGAAAAGATAAAGAAACGGATACAGAGCTAAGAGAGCGATATTTGAAAAGAATAGATAGAAAGAGTTCTTTCACAACAGAAGGGATTAAAAACTATATCTTAGAAAATACAAACGTTCAAAAGTGTCAAGTCATTGAGAATGACACAGATTTGACAGACACAGACGGAAGACTCCCTCACGCATATGAGGCAGTTTGCTTGGGCGATACGAATGAGAATATCTTACAAGCTTTGTATGATTATAAATTGGCTGGAATTCGGACTGTTGGGGATATCACAAAGAAGTTTGATGATATTACAGTTGGGTTTTCTAGAGCGATTGAAAAACAGATTTATGTCAATATTTCAATAGCCGCAATTCGAGACTTGTGGCTTCAGGAATATGTAGAAAAAATTAAGAAAATTGTACAAGACTACATTGATACGATTGAGCCACAAGGCACGATTTATCTTTACAAAATTCTTGGGGAAATCTACAAAGCGACTGGGGGAATTAAGACAATACAAATCCGGCTAGGAGATTCTTCTTATTCTATGTCTACATCCGATTATGTTTTGAAAAAGAAAGAAATTGCAGTTGTACAAGTAGAAAATATAACTGTATCCGCTGAGGTGAGTTAGATGGGATTTAATTTAGCAAGAATACCACACATTTATCATGATACGAAGTATGTTCGAAAGCTCTTTGAAATCTTAAAACAAAAACATATAAACGTTGTTGAAATGTGGCAAGAATTAAGCTATTTTAATGATTTAGCGAAATCAAAAGGACACATGTTAGATGTGCTTGGAGGGAATTTTAAAATAGCAAGGCTGGGAAGAACAGATGAAGAATATAGAAAAATTCTAAAATTCGAGATACCGACTTTTAACTTTTTAGGAAGTCCTTACGAAATTCGGCGAATTTTAGCAGAATGCTATGATATTCCAATTGAAAGTTTTATTTTAACAGAACTTTCAGGAAAAATAGTTATTAAAATTCCAAGCACAATCAACAAACAAGAAGTATTCAAAAATATAAAAAGACTAAAAGCAGCAGGGGTTGGATTACAAGTAGATATAGATATTTATATCGAAGATTATTTAATATCAGAATTAGAAAAAATGACATTAACAGAAATTGAGAAGATAACATTAGCGAGAGAATAGGAGGGGAGCATGGCAAATTGGATTCAAGATCCACAATCTAGAGAAGAAGTGGATGAAGTCACACAAGAACTAAAATTACCAGTTTATAAACCATCTGCAAAAGGAAAATTCCGACAATGGTTCAAAGAAAGTTGGAATAAACTAGAAGATTATTTAGTAAATTTGAAAAGTGAAATTTCTGAAATAAGAGGCTCTAAAGAGCCTAATATTTCAAAAAAAAGTGGTTTTAATTTAGAAAAAACAAATTTAACTGAAAATGACTCCAGCAAACTTTTTACAGCAAAAGGAGCATTAGATTTATATAACAAACTAACTTCTGCAATTGCAGAAAAAGAACCTAAAATTTCAAAAAAAAGCGGATTTAATTTGTCGAAATCTGATGCCGATGATTCAGATAGTTCTAGTACTCTAGCGACTTCTAAAGCAGTTAAAAAGGTTAAAGATGCTTTGGAAAGATTGAATTTAAGTTGGAATAATATAACTGGGAAACCTAATTTCGGTCTTAAGTCTGGAGAATTCATGGAAGGTCACAGGTTGGCGGAAAGTTTGGGAGTGAAAGAATATGGAGGCTTAATAAGTTCCTCAGGTCAAAAAAAAGAGGGGAATGCTTACTATGATAGTAACACTAAAAATATGTTCTACTGCAAAGAAACAAATAGTTATACATCTGCAAACAGTTCATATTTCGAACCGTTCGACAATAAGGAACTTCTCAATAGATTGAATAATCTCCCTAAAAATAATATAAATGAAATTACTAATTCTAAAATAACTAATCATAATGCATATGTACAAATTCCCGATAATTTCAAACTTGTAATAGTATATTTTTCTATTGGATATATGGAACAATTTTTTTCAGCTATTATTGTAAAAGGCTTTAATGAAAAAATCTCATATTATGCCTCTGAAAAAGAAATAGAAATTCAATTGATAAACAACAAAATTTATTTAACAGATAAAGGAGAAAAATGGGATGCATTCATTCAAAAAGTTTACTATATGTAGTAATTCATGAGAATATCCTTAATAAAATCCGATTAAAATATTTATTTCTTTTTTTAAGTTTCGTGTCTTGTCTATTGATATTGAATCCCCCTTAATTATAACCGTGTACCAGTCATTTTGTTCTCCGCCATAGGAACTTCCAAGAATATATTTTCCATCATAAGCAGGGATAATTCCTGGAGAATAAAGTTCACTATAATTAGTAGCACATATTAAGTAATGACTATATTTCTTAGAATTTACACTAATTGAAGGCTTTCCAAAAGAACTGTTGTATATAATATCTGCCCCATGTTTATGGAGATTATTCAATCATCTTGTATATACCCAAATTTTGTTATTGTTAGATGTTCCTACGTAAGACTTAAATGACAGTGTATTACCAGAAATAGTAAAGCTACTGCCATCATAATATCCCATAGGTGTCAGTACAGCTTTACCAATTTCCTTTACTAATTCAATATCATATAGTCCATATATAGAGTAATCTTGTGAGGCGTTTTCTGTTTCTATAATGAGTAATTCAGATGCTTCACTATCTATCGTAAAAGATTTATTGTGTACAAGATATGATTGTGGCTCGTCTATTATTTTCTTCCATTTTTTAGAGAGATTATTCAATAATAAGCAATTAGAGTAAAGATTTGTTTATGATAACTTCTAGTTTTAGTAACTGAAATCTTATTTTCTTCAACGTGAACAACAAAATGGTCGTTTTCGGCTCCTGAAATAGCTGAACCTAAAGCCAAATTATACGGAAATTTATCTAAAACAGGGATAATTCCAGTTGAATAGTAGTTCCAGTTATAATCTTGTCCAATCACTACTAAAAACTTGTATTTCTTGACATTGAATGATATAGATTCTTTTCCTACACTGAAATTATTGTATATAATTTCTGCTTTAAAACTTTGTAGATTATTCAATCAATACTTGATACCGTAGATTTTTCCAAGCCATTGATGAGAACCATCGTACCATACACTTGTTGTACTTTTAAATTTTACAATCACATTTCCATAAGTACTATTGCAGTAATCTTGATTAAAGACTATATGATTTGTTAGGTATCGCCATTCCGAAGCGAATCCACCTCCGCTTGAGGATTCTGTTGTAACAAATACTATTTCATCAAAATTTCTGAATGATTCCGACAAGTTACAAGTTTCGTTATCCACTCCTTGAGAGCTGTAACTACGCCATAACAACACCTCTCTCCTTTTAGAGAGATTATTCAATCATGATAAAATGACCTATCAAAAATAGGAGGTTTTAGAATGTTAGAAAATTGGCAAGGAGTGACGGAAAAGAATAGAAAAATCTATGAAAAGTATTTGAACAGTTGCAGAAGTAATAATGAAGAAACATGGGAAACGACTTATAAGACTTATGCTTCAAGAATGTATAAATTCTTGAAGTGGCTTAATAAAGAAAAGAATAGATACTTATTAAGTCAAGATACGCTTGAAAATGCTGTTGAAATCATTGAAGAATACAAAAATTATTGTCGAGAATGCGGAAATAGTAAGAGAACGATAGCGAATGCGATTGTGACGATTTCTTCATTTTACGATTGGACAGTTAGAAGAAAGATGATTAAATATCATCCTTTTAAAGATAGACTAGAAAAGCAAAAAATTACAGATAGAGATAACACTAGAGAAAGTTACTATTTAACGACAGAGCAGGTGTTAACTGCAAGATTGTACATGAAAGTCGAGAATAAAAAATTTGACTTACAAGACAGAATACTATGGGAATTGTTTATAGATAGTGCTTGTAGAATCTCAGCAATACAAGCACTTACATTGGAGCAACTAGAGCTTGAGGGAGGATATTTCAAAAATGTAATAGAAAAAGAGGGTTATGTTGTAAATGCTTACTTTTTCGACACTTGTAAGAGTTTGATAAAAGAATGGTTGCAAGAAAGAGAAAGGATAGGAATCAAAGAAAAATGGTTATTTGTAACGAAGTATGAGGGAGAGTATAGACAGATGTCACAAGCTACTATTCGGAAGAGGATAAAGAAAATAGGAAAAATCTTAGAGATAAATGGTTTATATCCTCACTCTTTAAGAAAAACATCTATCAACTTATTGTCAAAATTGGGTGGCTTAGATATCGCTAGTCATTATGCAAATCATGCAAGTACGGTAGTTACAAGCAAACACTACATAGAAAAAGAAAGTGCTACAGAGATTAGAAATCAAATCTTAGCACTTCGGCAAAAAATTGGTATTTTTTAAAGAGATTTCATAATCTCTTGAGAAATTTGATACTTTCTAACTTAAAAAGTTCTTTATTTTCAATAAGTCAACTTTTTTAGAAATAAACTTTTTTATCTTAATTTTTAAAAGTTGTAAAAATAGTTTTATTGCTATTAAAAGAAAAATTGAGATAGAAATACTCAAAAATCTTTAGAGATTATGAAATCTATACAAAAATAAGGAGGGAGAAGAAATGTTGATTGTTCATTTTTATAACAACACAGAAAAGGTCTATTCCGTGTATGCGAATAGCTTGGAAGAAGTAAAAGAAAATCCAAAAGCATACTTTCCAGAAGTGACAGAAAATACAATCATTACCCTAGAAGATTTCAAGCATCCAATGCTAGAAAAAGGCATATTGAGGGAAATGACTAGAGAAGAGCTTGTTGAAAAAGAAATCCCAATCAGTCTTGAAGAAGGGGAAAAGATAGAAAATAAGAAACTTATTAAAATCGAAAAACCAAGCAAATATCATTCGTGGAATGGGAAGGAGTGGATTGCTGACTTAGGTAAAGCAAAGAAGGAAAAAAGGGATGAGCTCAAAGGAATTAGACTTCAAAAAATAGAAGAAAATATTGAAGTGCATGGAGCTATTTTTCAAGTAAGAAATTCAGATAAAGAACACTTTGATGATGTTGGTTTGATGATAAGAACCGGAGAAATTGATGGTAGTTACCCAAAAAACTGGGTTCTAGCTGACAATTCTGTAAAACAATTTACAGCACAACAAATCATAGATGTTTGGAAGGAACGAACTAAGAGAAAAGATAGAATTTTCCAAGAATTTGGAGTTCTATCAATAAAATTAGAAAAATGTGACTCTGTAGAAAAAGTACAAAAAATTACCTGGGAATAGGAGGATATTATGGGATTTAGATTTAGTCAGAATAGTTTGGATAAAATGAGTAGAGTTCATCCCAATTTGGTGGCTTTTATGAAAGAGCTTATTCAAGTTAGTCCGTTTGATTTTAAAATCACAAGCGGGATGAGAACAGCAAAAGAACAGGCTAATTTATACCAGCAAGGACGAATCAAACCCGGTCTTGTTGTAACTAATGCAGATGGTTATAAGTATTGTTCTAACCATCAAGAAAAAGTTGACGGATACGGGTATGCTGTTGATGTATGTATTTTAAAATATACATCAAAAGGGGACATAGACTGGAATTTCAAGTATTATAAAGAGCTTTATGAGATTGCAAAGAAAAATAGTCTATTGGAAAAATATGGAATTGAGTGGGCTGGCAATTGGAAAAAATTTCAAGAAGGAGCACATTATCAGTTAAAAAATGCCAGAAATGTGGCATTTAAAAAATAAAAGGGGGAATACAAATGGATAAACAAGTATTATTAGCAGTTGGAGAAGCAGTAGTGGCAGTAGTGGTTTATGGAGTTTTGCTTTATAAGCAAAAAGGAAAAGAAGCAGTGATGCAAGAAGCAATCAAGGCAGAGGCAACAATTCGAGGAAAAGGTTTAGGAACTATGAAGAAAAAGGCAGTTCAAGAGTTTGTGGAAAAGCTACCAGCCCATGTGAGAATTTTCATTAATGAAACTACGATTGAAGCAGTCGTGAAGGAATTACAACCAATTTTCGAGAAAATGAAAAGAAACATCTAGGAGGAAAAAATGGAATTAAATCCGCTATTAACTGAACCAATCGGGGAAAGAAAGTGGATTTTAAGGGAAGAATACAGATATGAAGTAAATGGCTATGTCATTACTGTTCCAAAAGGTTTTCAAACAGACTTAGCCAGTGTTCCTAGAGTCCTTTGGGTATTCTTCCCGCCTTTTGGGAAGTACACAAGGGCTGCAATAATCCATGATTACTTGTATTCAGAACTGAATGACACCGGAATTAACCGTTATTGGGCAGATAAAATTTTTTATCATATTATGCAAGAGCTTGGAGTAGCAGGTTATAAAAGAGCTTCTATGTACCGAGCTGTAAGGCTCTTTGGAGAACCAGCATGGAAAAAGAAACTGAAGAATGAAGGTTATACAGAACAAGCTATTGTAGATCATACAGAAGAGGCTTTGAAATATAATAAGAAAATAAAAGAAATGTTGAAATTGTAAGGGGAAGAGGGAGATGGAGAAAGAAATTGGAATTGGAAAAATGTTAATATCAGCACTTAGCTATATATTATTTTTATTGGGTGGCTGGAATTGGACTTTAGGAGCTATGTTTATTTTTATGGTTTCTGACTATGCAACTGGATATATTAGGAGTTGCTTAAAAGGACAATTATCCTCTAAAGTAGGATACAAAGGACTTTTAAAGAAATGCTCCTATATATTTATAGTTCTAATTGGAGCTGCTTTGGATAGAGTTCTTGAAGAAAATAATATCCAAATACCTGTTTCTTTTTTCGGAGCTCCTGTTTCTTTTAAAGTATTGCTAATCTGTAGTGTTATAGGAACAGAAGGGATTAGTATTGTAGAAAACTTCGCAGAAATGGGAATAAAGTTCCCATTTACGATAAGAAAGCTATTTAAACAGCTTCAACAAGATGATCCTAGCAAGAATACCTATGATGAAAAGAAAGAGCCTTAA